GGGCTGCCGTCTGTAAGAAGTTCATATAGATTCCGTCTCTGCACTTATATTTTACGTAAGTGCCAGGTCCAACAGGGATCATCTTCTTTTCGTTCGTTTCATAGTCGACCCTCTCGTAGTACAACATTACTTGCGAACGAAGCATTTTATCATCCATCTTCAGATGGTAATAGATTTCACTATCTGGTATTGATGCCTCTTGAGAATAACTCTTCTCAGCTATTCCCGCTTTCTTGATCACCGGAGTCTGCCACTCACTCGCTGTTTCAGGCAAGTTGCGTACGATCTTTCCGTACATCAATTGCTGATATTCAATAAAGAACAACGTGTAATACAACTCCATCTTTAACCAAGTATATCCATACCATAAACCATACCAAAGACCGTAAATTGATTTACGTATCATGTACAACAATTTACATGTCCATCCAATGACAAGAAAAGCAGCCATGATCATTAGCGTCATTATCGCTACATTACCAATTGTCTTTATCATCTGAATATGAACGTCCTCATCACTGTAGCTAATGGAATACATCGCATCCATCACCCTAGCCAGAATCGCAACTACTGCTTTCTTTACACAGTAGCACACACAGTCGAAACAAATTGGTCCGATCGCGTAAATGCATCCAGCTATCTTACACGCCATGACTTTGAGCAAAGCAAACCATATCTTTGACAATACGTTTACCATAGCCCAAAAAGGCGGAAAAACATCAGTGAAGCCAAGAATATACATTTTATTCATGGCAGTATCTAAATCCCACGACAGACTCTGGTAAGTGTAGTAATAGGATTCGGCAGGTCTGGTAGGAGGAGGCTCGCGCTTAGTATAAAACTTCTCATGTTTAATACTATTGTTTTTACCTCCCTCGTATGGTCCGACCCTGGCTTGGATAGTCTCCTCCAATCCATCAACTACCACATCCAAGAGAGCATCATGCTCAATCTCGTCTGGGCCTTCGTTGATGAAATATGCTTCAGGCCAATCATAAGCCCATTTGTTTATCTGGGCCAGCATCACAGCTGATTGGTTGCCTGGTTGGTAGCAATCAGTATCCATTTGACCTCCGTGTTCGTTCGAGGGAAAATGGATGGAGCCGCTCGTAAAAGAGACTCCCATGGTTGCTACCAACATGCTAAGCGATAAAATCGAGCGCGTAAGCGCCGTCATAAGCTTAGTATATTTCGCACTTCTTTTTCCAGATTTGTTGCGCTCGCCTGTATAAACCCTATAGGCAGAGCTCTTCAACGGAACCTGGACAATCTGAATGTCGTCGTCGATCATTACTTCGATAGCTCCGTAGCCATCTAATAGGATGATACCGTCGATATCCGGATCGGGAGGGGGGGGGGTATTGACCAAAAATTCGATACCCCCCGTGTCCTCTGGGGGAGGACCTTCCGCGAGAATGGGGTCGAAAAACACTTCCTGAGGTAGGTAGTATTCGTCAGCCATTTCAGGCGGGTAGGTGTGGTCAACGGTATCGTCGCCCATCGCATAGATAGGCTGGTCGTGATATTCATCCGCCAGTTCCACACCGGTGTTGTTGGCGTTTTCTGTCGTAATGACCAGTGGGTTACCCTCCCAATCGAGTTCATCTGCAGACTCACCCATAAGGGTCCCGCTCGCGGCTGGTGTGGCCGGAGAGTCTACAAACTTCTCGGTTTGTGCGTCTAGGGTTACTGTCTCGTACTTCAACGCGAAAGCACGAGCGGTTTCGGCAAGCTCGCCGCGGTTCCAAGGTTGGAGCCGCGCGGCGAGGGCCTTGTCCTGCTCCGGTGAGCGAGGACTGGGTGTGCACGGGGGAACGTTGTCCCCCGGTATGACCGGGATCCCCCGAAGGGGGGCTCC